TATTTCCTTTAGGATCAGCAAGTGAGTGGTACGAAGGATTGAATCATCCTTGGTTCCGTCCTCCTAATTGGTTATTTGGACCTGTATGGACCACTCTCTATCTTTTGATTGCTACTTCAGCGTCTAAACTTCTTCTTACATTAAAGATAGAAGTGCACAAGTATCTTCCTCTTGCTATTGCTCTTTGGGCATTGCAAATGGTTCTAAATACTATTTGGACTCCTGTATTCTCGGGTGCAGAAAATCTAGAAGCAGCATTCTATTACATTGCTCCATTGTGGCTAACAATCATATCTTACATTGCCGTCACATGGAACATTAGTCGTTTGGCAAGTATACTGTTCGTGCCATACGCAGCTTGGGTAAGTTTTGCCTCCTTACTCAATTATACATATTGGCAACTAAACTAAACACACACAACACAAAGGAGAATGTCATGAATGATTATATGACAAACATCTGGATCGATGCGGTCCAAAACGCTAAAAAAGCCTGGGTTGATACTTGGGTAAAAGATGAAACAATGAGCAAGCCTCTATACGACTTCATCAAGGTTCAAACCGAATTCACTAAAGACGCTATGAAACACACCAATACATTTGCGAATGCAGCTGGTGAAGCAATGGCAAAGGTGATGAAATGAACAAGAATCCATTTGAAATCCGTGCCGAGATGCTAGCTCTTGCCAAATCCTATATGGACCAGCAGTATCACATGAATGTTGATTTTGCTCGTAATATGTTTGAGCAAGGTAAACTTCAGTTTGAAGAATATCAAAATGCCATGAATATGTATTCCATGGAAGATCTTATGGCAAAGGCCAGAGAGATGTATACCTTCGTTTCTCATAGAGATTAATCTTAATAAAACAAAAAAGGGGGGTTTACGAATCCCCCTTTATTTTATATAATGACTCCATCTATAGGAGGTATTGCATTTGTCATTTTATACATCAGTCGACGTTCTCGGTAATCGTGTAGTTTACCGTGGCTATACTGACAACGGCACTCCAGTGTCTCATCGTTATAAATTCGAACCCACACTTTTTCTCCCATCTAAGAATGAAACTGGCTGGCATACTCTTGAGGGTTATAACGTCGAACCTCTTACGTTCCAATCCCCGTCGGATATGCGTAACTGGATCAAAGATAAAGAAGGTCTAGACGGCTTTAAGTACTACGGCTGTGATCGTGCAGTCATGCAGTTTATCCAAGAGAAGTTTCCTAGTGAAATATCCTTTAACCAGAAACATATTAATGTGGTGAATCTTGATATTGAGGTTTACTCAGATGACGGATTCCCTCACGCAGAAGAAGCACTACACCCAATCACAGCTATCACCTGTAAGTCATCTCGTTCACAGGTGTACCACGTTTGGGGTACTAAAGAATATGACGTAAAAAAGTCTCCACATAAACATTTAATCATTCAATATCATCATTGCAAGGATGAGGTAGAACTTCTTGCTAAGTTTATGACTTGGTGGCGTAAAGACTATCCCGATATTATCACTGGCTGGAACATTCGATTCTTCGATATGCCCTATATTATCAATCGTATCACCCGATTGGCTGGAGAAGAAGTATCAAGTAAGCTTTCCCCGTGGAACACAGTACGACAAAAACAGGTTCAGTTCAAGAATAAGAACATGGATTCGTTTATGATCGTTGGTGTTAACCAGATGGATTACTACGATCTATTTCAAAAGTTTGGTTACAGCTACGGGCCACAGGAATCCTATAAACTCGATCACATTTCCCATGTTGTTCTCGGTGAAAAGAAACTTTCCTATGAAGAATACGGCAGTCTTCGCAATCTTTACCTTGAAAATCACCAGCTTTATATCGACTATAACATCAAAGATGTTGAACTTGTTGAACGTATAGATGAAAAAATGGATCTTATCGGTCTTGCCTGTACCCTTGCATACAAAGCCGGTGTGAACTTCACCGATGTGTTTGGTACAACCTCTATCTGGGATTCCATTGTTTACCGAGATCTAACGGCCAAACGTATCGCGGTTCCACCCATGAAACCCCGTGATCGACTGGCGAATATGCACGTCGGCTTTGCTGGTGGATATGTGAAAGATGTAAAGCCTGATATGTACGAATGGGTAGTTAGTTTTGACCTTGCATCGCTATATCCGAATATCATTGCTCAGTGGAATATGTCCCCTGAGACCCTTATCCAGACTACTAAGGTTCCGGATAACGTTTCTCGTGCAGCTAACGAGTCTAAGTACGACAACAGCTTCGAGGGCACATTCCCTAGGATTGTTAAGGCTTACTATTCTGAACGGAAAGAAGTAAAAAAGCAAATGCTCGATGCCATGAAGCGCCAGCAATCGAGTAACAGTAAAGAGATCGAGCGTGAGATATCCACCGCTCAGAATAAGCAAATGGCGATTAAAATTCTTATGAACTCTTTGTTTGGTGCTATTGGTAACAAATGGTATCGGTACTTCGATCTTCGTGTAGCCGAAGGTATTACCCTTACCGGTCAGCACGTCATTAAATGGTGTGAAAAGGCTGTTAACGACGAGTTGAACAAACTTCTAGACACCGACGAAGACTACGTTATTGCAATCGATACAGATTCGGTCTATGTTAACTTTAAACCGTTCGTTGACAAGTTCCAGCCAGCAGATCCGGTTCAATTCCTTGATAAGGTTTGCCAGGAACACTTCGAGCCTATGTTCGAGCGTTCTATGCAGCAACTGTTTGATGATATGAACTGCTTCGAAAACCGCATGGTTATGGAGCGTGAGGTCATTGCTGACCGTGGCATATGGCAGGCAAAGAAACGTTATATCCTTAACGTGCATAACTCCGAAGGTGTTCAATACGAAAAGCCTAAGCTTAAGATCATGGGCATCGAAGCGATTAAGTCTTCCACGCCCGAGGTCGCACGCGGGTGGATGCGAGAACTGTTCCCCGTTCTTATGTCAGGTACTGAAGAAGAAACCCAAGCGTACATTCGTAAGTGTAAAGATGAGTTCCGTAAGCTCCGCCCCGACCAGGTTGCAGCACCTCGTGGGGTTACTGATATTGATAAGTGGGTAGACCGACAGAGCGTGTATAAGAGAGGCTGCCCTATTCACGTCCGTGGATCTATCCTTTATAACAACGCCTTAAAGAGCAAAGGTCTGGACAAAAGGTATGAGCTTATTCGGAACGGTAATAAGATGAAGTATACATATCTACGGCTCCCGAATCCTTTAAAGGAGAATGTCATATCTTTTATTGACTATCTCCCGCCCGAGCTTGGACTGGAAAGATATATCGACTACGATTTACAGTTCGATAAAGCATTCCTCGATCCCGTACAGTCTATACTTGATGCTATAGGATGGAAAAGTGAGCCAACCGCCACATTAGAGGATTTCTTTGTATAGAAAAGTATGGTATAATATGAATATTAACAATGGAGTATTTTATGGCTGATTGGGCTTTTGACATTCATCAGATGCATCACAAGTTTGGTGTAAAAAAATGGTTTGAAGAAAACAAACATGATAAAGAACTTATGGCGAAGTATCTACGCTTTCGCCTTAAGATGTGTATGGAAGAAATGAATGAAACGATTGACGCTGCAATCTTCGATCGTGATCCTGAAGAAGTTGTCGACGGTCTTATCGATCTATGTGTATTCTCAATCGGTACACTTGACGTATTTGGCGTTGATGCGAATGAAGCGTGGAATCGGGTTTATCAGGCGAATATGTCGAAAGAATCTGGTGTTAAACCTGGTCGACCGAATCCCTTCGGTCTACCTGATCTTGTAAAGCCGAGTGGGTGGCTCGCTCCTAATCACGAGGGTAACCATGGCGATCTTCCTGACGTCGTTTAAAAGTCAATATGATAATAAGCCTAAGGAGATCCAATTAAAGGATTGGGATTCCTTTGTAGATTTCCTTAGGCTTTTAAGTCAACGTAAGCTGAAAGGTAAGAAAGATGCAGAACTTATTTCTCCGGCTGTATACAAACCTGGGACTACTAGACGAAACGCAAATGTATTGGGTTGGGCAGGTTGGGCAGCTCTCGACATTGATGATCATGAATTTACCGGAAATGTAAAAGATGCTATACTCGATAGCTATGGGCACTGGTCTTTTGTTTGTTATAGTACTGCTAGCAGTAGCCGCGATCATCCAAAGTTCAGACTCGTATTCCCGCTTACAAATTTCGTACCGCAAGAAAGCATTAGACATTTCTGGTTTGCACTGAATTCCGAGTTCGGATCATTGGGAGATAAACAGGTTAAGGATTTCAGTAGAATGTATTACATCCCTGCTAGTTATGCTAATGCTTACAACTTTTTCTTTGTTAATAGTGGTAATCCTATCGATGTGGATGCTCTTCAGCGAAAATGGCCGTACGATGATAGAAAACATGCAAAGTCATTCCTTGACCGACTTGACCCAAAAGTAGCAGAGCAGGTATTACAGTACCGCAAAGATAAGTTGCAGAATACTTCTATAGTATGGAATAGTTATCATGACTGCCCATTCTGGCCAAAGAAACTTGCAGCTGAATACATTTCAATTACCAGTACCGGTTGGTACAGACAGATGTATCTTATCATGGTAGCTGTAGCTGCCCGAGCGCTTGAAAAGGAATACCCGATCACTGCAAGTCAAATTGCAGAGCTATGCAAACAGTTTGATATTGAAAATGGTAATTGGTATGAGAATCGTCCGCTGGAAGTTGAAGCGGATCGCGCACTTGAATATGCTTATAGGAATGTATAATGTATGATTTCCATATGAAAGATCTGGATATAGCAAGGGTTCACGCCCGCGCGCTCGAAGAAGCTAAAAAGATCTATGCTAAGGAAACTACCCGAAGAAACCGTTCGATGGATGAAGTCCTTAGGACTACTATGTTAGGCCATTTTGCAGAATGTCATTTGATCGACAACTGTGGATGGCACGATGATTCTAGACCTTTTCGTGATGTAATATCACCTCGTGGCGAACCGGTAGACTGTAAAGTTGCTACTAAGGAAAGCAACGTATGGCATCTATTAAACCGCTTAGCCATGGAGAATGGTTGGAAAAAAGTCCAATACGTTGCTATGTGGGTCAATGATGGACCAAAATACAAATTTTACGGATTTTACTCTTGGAATGGTATGGAGTTTATTCCCTTTGAATGGGATACCCAAGCAGACCAAGACCGTATTAAAGAACTAAAAGATGAACAAGAATATTTGGAGAATAACTCAAAAACCTTTTGACTATAGAGTGGTAAAAATTACTAATGAGAATTATTGCAGGACCGTGTCAACACGAATCGTTAGAACAATCGCTACACATTGCAAAGAAATGCAAATGGGTATGTGATCAGTATGGCTTTGAATACATCTTCAAGGCTAGCTATGATAAAGCTAATCGCACTCATATTGATGGCGAACGAGGTTTAGGCCTCTATCAAACTCTATACGACTTTAAAGAAATGAAAGAGGAAATTCCTGACCTAAAGATTCTTACAGATGTTCATAGTTGTGATGAAGTATATACTATTGCTGATCACTGGGAGTTTGAAGACGTAGTGGATGTTGTTCAAATTCCAGCTTTCTTGTGTCGTCAGACTGATCTTATTCAAGCTGCTGCGAGTCGTTTTAAAATTGTTAATATCAAGAAAGGTCAGTTCCTTGCACCGTGGGATGTGGAAGGCATTTTAAGTAAGACTAAGGAATTCCGGATTGAGACTTGGATTACAGAGAGAGGTACTAGTTTTGGATATAACAGACTTGTTAATGACTTTGTGGGGATGGCAGGTCTGCTTGATTCCCTTGGGTCTAATTTTGTTTATGACGTTACCCACTCAGTACAGGAACCTGGGGCCAATGGTAACAGTAGTGGGGGTAATAGGGACGTGGTGCCTGCCCTATCTCGTGCAGGTGCCGCTCTCGGGGTAAGCAGTTTCTTCCTAGAAGTACATCCAGATCCAGACAACGCACCGTCTGATGGGCCAAACATGGTTTATCTTAACAAATTTCAAGAGGTAATTGATGACATCGACCGCTATTCTTATCCCCGCTAGATACGGGTCAACTCGCTTCCCTGGTAAACCACTTACTATGCTAGGTGGCAAGACTATGATTCAACGAGTAACAGAAACTTGTGTAAGCACTGGTATTGATACCTTTGTATTGACTGATAATAAAACAATTGCTCAAGCAGCAAAAGCTGCAGGTGCAAAATCTTTTATTGAATCTGTTAGTTACCGAAATGGAACTGAACGTTGTAATGGCGCATTAAAAAGTGAAATGTTTGATGAATATACACATTTTATTAATGTACAAGGTGACATGCCTGATGTAACTCCAGAAATGATTCAGCACATCCGTGGACTATTACATGTTTCCTCTGTTTGTACACTATATACTAAAATGGATCCAAAATTAAAACTAGATCCGAATACTGTTAAAATGATTCATAATGGAAACAAAGCTCACTGGTTCGGCCGCGGGTTTACTTATGGTGATCATCATCTTGGAATCTATGGGTATACCCGTCAGGCTCTACTTGGATATATGAGAACTGAACCTGATGAATATGAACAAATCGAGCAATTAGAACAACTTCGATGGTATAAAGGGGGTTTACATATCAGCATACATGGTGTAGAATGGAACGGTATCGAAATTAACACACCAGAAGACGTGGAGAAGTGGAATGAAGCACACTTATAATGTTGAATCGTTGTCCACTATACAAGTTGTAGAAGCAACTAGTTGTAAGTTTATCGATGGCGCTTTAGTTCTATATTTAAATGAACAAGTAGTTCAAGCATGGGCTCCTGGACAATGGAAAGCTGTATGGAGAATATAATGAAAGTAACAATGTGTGACCCACCTAGTGGTTGGAAGTATGGTTTTCCAAAGCCTATTCCAGAAGAAGTTGATGGAGATATCCGACCATGGCTATTGAGTGAAGGTTATCCACAGTCAGAAATTGATGCATGTGGTGAACACTTTTATGTTCGTTATTGGGAGCAAGATGATGCAATTAGCGATTGAGATGCAACAGACAATAGATGATCTAACTCGTCGTCATGAACATGCTCTGCATAAGATTGATGTTCTTGAGGATGAGATTGATAAACTCAAGAAAGCACTTGATGTTTACCAACGAGAACGTGAACGGTTTCGCCATGCCAAACCAGAAATCACTGGGGAATATTTCTTAGCAGGTGGTCATGGAGATGTTGACTCTAACATGCTTCCAGAGTATGTTCGTATTGTTCCAGCAGATGGGTGCGCGTGGGAACAGGTCTATGCGAAGATTGATAAGACTATTAGCTATGAGGGATCATAATAATGAACGAATACAAACCTGACAACTGGGTCGTTATCAAAGTCAAAGGAGACGACCCTCACTACCGTGTTCTTGCTGGTTGGTCTGGTGGATATACGACTGGCGACAATTGGCGCATGAATAGTGGTATTACAAAGGTAGAAGAAGATGACAGGGCTTATTATTTCTCTGGTTCTAGTGGTAGCATATATCATTGTGGTAAGGAGTCTTACACGCTGAGAACGAACAACGCTTGGGTGTGGGACGTACTACAAGAACGTCATGGCGACGAAGTTGAACTGATGCCAGAAGATACTGACTGGTCGAATATGGATTGGATTATCGAATGAAGTTTAGCAGGTGGAATGAACACGGAACTAAGGTTGAGATAGAAGTCCACGATGATAGCACACTTGATGAAGTGCTTCAAGAGTTTCAGAACTTTCTTCGTGCCTGTGGTTATACGATTGAATACAACAAAGTTCTTGATATAGTGGATATGGAGTAACCGATGTTTGAAGAAGGTAAGACATACAAAGATCGTGCTGGAAATGTATATGAGTATCTTTATAAGTCTGGTGGCGTTTTAATCTTCTCTTCGAATGGTGTAAAGACCTGCCGTCATGTATCCGGAAAATATCGCTGGGACGATAAAGAAACTGAAATGGATGTAGCAAATGTTTGATAATGATTATATTGTAGTAACATGCATTTCAACACACCGTATGCGTTATGTGATGCATAAGGATGATTTGCGTAAGCTGAACACAGATGTTACACCAACTGATAAAGATCTAGTTGACTGGGCACTTGACACAGTGACACTGGAAGAATGCGAAGAGTTTTCACAATTACATCTTGGTGAACAGATTGTGGATCACTACGAATGCACTGAAGAAGAAATGCTCGGATTCTTTGATCGTGATAACGACTATCTAAAAGGTTGGAGTACCGATTACAAAATCGAGCATGTCCGCGGGCATATTCGTAGATATTTGAAAGGGAATAAAGATGAAAGCAGGTAAAGTTTGGGGTATGACTGAAATGATTGAAGCGAATGGTGCTTTAGAGTTTCATCGTATTCAAATGAATAAAGGAGGTGTTTGCTCTAAACATCTCCACGAATTCAAATGGAATGGGTTCTATGTTGAAAAAGGTGTAATGTTAGTTCGTGTCTGGCAGAAAGATTATGATCTAGTGGATGAGACTATTCTATATGAGGGAGATTATACAAAAGTCAAACCAGGACTTTATCATCAGTTTGAATGTCTAGAGTCTGGTGTTGCTTACGAATTATATTGGGCAGAGTTTAATCATAATGACATTAAGCGTGAGACCGTGGGATTTAAAGGTGATTAAATATCTTTTTGACGTAGACGGAACACTTACACCGAGTCGTCAGAAAATAGATAAAGATTTTAGAAACTGGCTAAAAGCATTTCTAAAGACAAATTTGGCTTATCTGGTGACAGGATCGGATAAGTCAAAAACTTATGAGCAGATCGGGGACTTATATCATCTCTTCCAACGCGCATATCAATGTAGTGGAAATGATGTATGGGAGCAGGGAAAAAATATTCATACGAATGAAATCCATTTACCCCAGTCTTTGCTTTCAGATTTAGACGAAGTTTTAGAGTCAAGTAAATTTAATAGAAAAACTGGTCATCATATCGATTATAGACCCGGTTCAATTAATTTTTCTATTGTGGGTCGTAATGCTAACCTTGAGGATAGGTTCTTATATCGTCAATGGGACGAACATAAGGATGAGAGAAAATCTATTGCTATCAAACTCAGTCGTAAATATCCTGCATACAATTTTCAGGTAGCAGGCGAGACTGGTATTGATATTACGGAAATTGGACACGGTAAAGAACAGATTCTAACTGACTTCCCCCAACTGGATGAGGTTATTTTCTTCGGTGACATGACAGCCCCGGGCGGAAATGATTATGACATATCGAAAAAAATTACCGAAAACGGCGGTACGGTTTATACAGTTAGATCGTGGGAAGAAACGTGGAGTATTCTAAAAAGCTTGTAGACCCCATTTTTAGGGTTTACATTTCAAACGGAATGTGTTATATTAGCAAATATAAAAACATCTGAGGAGTAGCACAGTGAATAGAGTAAGTGGCAGAAATCTAGGTGAAGGTCTGAAAAATCTTAGGTCCCTATTATACAAACAGGGGTATACCATCCAAACTGGTAGTTGGCAAGGCACCAAAGAACCCCCAACGTTTCTCGAGGTTCTTCACGCCGATCTTGTGGCACCTATGTATAGTGATGTGAAAAAAGCTTCTGATGAATTAAAAGCGACCCAACCTTGGGCAGACGTACACTTTGACGAACGTACTGGTGGCGAACCACTTAATCCACCCCCATCTCATACGATGTGGCTAAAAGATACTGACAAGTATATGTCTGAAGGTCAACAAGCATTTTCTCATTCGTATCCTGAACGTATGTGGGCACCAACTATGGATGGTATTCGCTTTAAGACGGGCAATCTTGGTGATGCTGTTGAACTTCTTAAAAGTGATAGTACCACCCGCCAATGCTATGTTCCTATGTGGTTTCCCGAGGATATTATAGCTGCGAATCAAGGTGAACGTGTACCATGTTCATTCGGTTGGCACTTCATGGAACGTGGTGGTCAACTACATTGTTCTTATCACATGCGCTCGTGCGACGTCGTGCGACACTTGCATAACGATCTTTACTTTGCTAATCGTCTAACTATGTGGATGATTGAAAAAAGTGGCATTAATGCCAAACCAGGGTATTTACATTTCAGCTCAACTAGTTTACATTGCTTTGTCAACGACAAGTTTGCTCTTAAGCAGCTTGCGGGTATTAATGACTATGATTGGTCTAACTTTGAAGGAGCTGCCGTTTAATGTGTGGATTTGTTGCCTGTTCTAATTCAAATGTGGATCTAGAACAGATCATAGAAAAGATATCTTATCGTGGATTACCAGGGTATAAAGGTTATAAGTTATACGATACCCTTTGGCCAAAAGGTGTGAAAATGGCACATTACAGTTTGCCGTTTGTAAATCTCGACCCTGATATCGCTATTCAACCTAGTGAAAACTCGACCTCGTTGTTTGTTGGAGAGATCTTCAATTATAAAGAACTTGGCTTCCAAAATGATATCGAGTGTGCTTGGAAAACGTTTTGGTTCGGTGAAGGTATTCGTGGCTTTCGAAAGTTCGATGGGTTCTTTACCTTTGTCACTATCTTAAAAGGTAAACTATTCGGCGTCACAGATCATCTCGGAATCAAACCCCTTTACTATCGAACTGATGTTGATGCAATGGCATCTGAGCCTGATGTTCTGAAAGAGTTTGGTGAGGTTACCCGTAATGAACTCTTTCATTCAAACGTTATGAAGTGGGGTTATGATCCAACCGGTGGTACTCCGTGGAATGAGATTAAACAGCTACCCCCAGGATGCACTGTTAGTGATGGTATCGTGAGAAAGTACTGGGATTGGAGTATGACTCCGACTAGTGACCTACGCACAGACCTAATCGAATCTGTCCGACGTAGGCTTGGCGGTCAGCGTGACCTTTCAATCCTATTATCCGGTGGGCTCGATTCAACCATTGTATATAAGATCATTACAGAAATACTCGGTCGCGAAGTGACGGCTATTCACGTTGACAACGGAGAAGAAGACTATGCGAAATTGGTTGCGGAAGATATGGTTGAGGTTAAACTGGAAGGAGTTACTGACGTGGACAGTGTGCGTATTCATCAGTCTCCTGTGGATCTGGGTAGCACGAAACCCCAGATAGCAATGGCCCGTAAGCTCAAAGAGCTTGGCTTCCATGCAGTACTAACTGGTGACGGTGCAGATGAACTCTTTGGTGGTTATCGTCGGGCAAAGGAGTATGATAGTCAAGCATCTGACGTTTGGTGTGAGTTACCATACTATCACCTTCCAAAGCTGGATCGTACAATGATGTATAGCACTATTGAGCTTAGATCTCCATTCCTATCACCTAGCATCGTCAGGCACGCTCTTTCCACGCCCTACGATCAACGTAATGGAGAAAAAAAGGTTCTAAAAGAAGCTTTCAAAGATGTTGTCCCACAAAAGATTTTAATGAGAGACAAGCATCCCTTAAAGACCGAAACTATTCGTACCGATCCTATGCAGCAGCGGATCATTAACGAAAACATCTGGAGAGAGCTATATGGATAAGTGGGATAAACGATATATAGAGCTGGCCCAACTAGTTTCTACCTGGTCGAAAGATCCTTCGAGTAAGATCGGCGCAGTAGCAGTTGGAGGAAAGGGTGAGGTTCTTTCCACCGGGTATAACGGATTTCCAAGAGGTATTCTTGATCGGAAGCGGAGGCTAGACGATCGAGAGGTTAAGTATGATCTGATTGTTCATGCAGAAATGAATGCTATATTTAATGCAACATATAACGGCGTATCCCTTAATGGATCTACTGTATATGTTGCGGGTTTGCCTTGTTGCCATAAGTGTGCACTCGGACTTATACAGGTTGGGGTAAAACGAGTGGTTATGGATGGAGATCCGAATTCCGATCGATGGAAAGAATCGTGGAATAAATCCGCCGCGCTTTTTAAAGAAGCCGGTATAGAATGGGAATTTACTGAATGAAAAGAATCGCAATTATTGGTCATGGCTTTGTCGGTAAAGCTGTTGACTATGGATTTACGAACGATCAAGTCGAAAAGGTTATTATTGATCCAATCTACGGTACAACTATTGAAAAAGATTTGGGGGATCCAAATTCTTATAATTTCATTTTCGTGTGCGTGCCTACGCCTATGAAAGATGATGGCGCAATTGATCGAGGTATCATTGATTCTGTTATGAAGTTTGTAACACGAGGTATTTTATTTACAACAACAAATATCGTTATTAAGTCCACTATTACTCCTGACATTGCCGAAGATTACGAAAATGATCTCGTAGTATATAATCCGGAATTTTTAACTGAAGCATCTGCAAAACAGGACTTTGTACATCCTGAATTTCATGTCTTTGGCGGACACCCAGAAATGTGTTATCGATTAAAAAGCTTTTATGATGAATATAGCCTATGTGATGATGTGCCGGTGTACGTAATGAGTATGGCCGAGGCTTCATTCGTTAAGTATGCTATTAATTCGTTTCTATCTACAAAGATCACATTTTTCAATCAATTGTATGATGCAGTAAAGGATACGTCTGCAAACTATACTAAGATTATGAAGGCGGTTAGTGCTGATCCTCGTATCGGTTCTTCTCATACGAAGGTACCAGGATTTGACGGCAAACAAGGATATGGGGGAGCATGTTTCCCAAAGGACACAAATGCTCTAATTAATTACAGTAAAAGATTTACATTGGTGGAAGAATGTGTTAGAATTAACAGTGCATACCGGAGCCAATATGAATTAGACGAAAGGGAAAAGGAACAAAATGTCAAGTATAATGGATAAACTCAAAAAGAACTCGAAGGTCAAGCAGACCTCTGTTCTTTCTGAATCTAAATTTTTCAATGATAAGGAAATGATTCCTACCGACGTACCAATGGTGAATGTTGCCCTTTCTGGCGATATCGACGGAGGACTGAGTCCAGGACTTACGGTTCTTGCCGGACCGTCAAAGCACTTTAAGACTTCATTTGCGCTTCTTATGGCATCCGCATATCTTAAGAAGTATAAGGATTCCGTCATTCTTTTCTATGATTCGGAGTTCGGTTCTCCACAGTCGTACTTCCAGCAATTTGGTATCGACACTTCACGTGTGTTGCACACACCTGTCACAAACGTAGAAGAGCTTAAGTTCGATCTAATCAATCAACTTGAAGAGATTAGTCGGGAAGATAAAGTCATTGTTGTAATCGACTCCATCGGTAACGTTGCATCGAAGAAAGAAATGGAAGATGCACTGAACGAAAAGTCAGTTGCCGATATGTCACGTGCAAAGGCACTAAAAGGTCTATTCCGCATGGCAACACCATATCTTGCCATGAAGAATATTCCAATGCTTGCTATCAATCATACCTACCAGGAGATGGGATTGTTTCCAAAAGCAATTGTCTCTGGCGGTACTGGCATCTATTATTCTGCTGATAACATCTGGATTCTTGGACGTCAGCAGGACAAGAAGAATAATGAAATCAAAGGTTATCATTTTGTAATCAATGTGGAGAAATCGCGTTATGTTAAAGAAAAATCTAAGATCCCTATTTCTGTTTCTTGGGAGGGTGGAGTTCAGAATTGGTCTGGCCTTCTTGAAGTTGCTCTTGCGGGTCAATACGTCGTCAAGCCTTCTGCAGGATGGTATCAACGCTATGATACTGATACTGGACAAATTCTTGGAAACAAATATCGAGAGAAGGACACGCTTAGCGAGGAGTTTTGGAAGCCAATCCTAGAAGAGACGGACTTTAAAGAGTTCATCCGCAAACAGTATCAGATCGGTAAAACCTCACTTGTAGACTTTGATGATATTGTCGTAGAGGATACCGACTAATGATCGAGAATCGGGATTATGAATTAATACCAAACTCTGTTGACGAGAATGAGTTCTGGGGGGTTCGTATCTTATCAGGAGACTTCGTCGAAACCGTTATTCAATATGGAACTCTTCGGGTAGAAAACGATCATCTTAAATTCAATTTTAATATTGTCAATTCTCCAGATCAGGATCTTACTACAGAAAATAGGGATTTACAATCTGTAGCAAAAGAGATATTATTCAGCATATTAGAGGAAGCAGCGGAAAAGAAATGACCCACCATTGTGCACAGTGTAAAGAACCCTTAAATGAAGATGACAGCTATCGTGAGTTTCGATACTCGTACGAATCGGTAGAAAATCCTCAGGTCACAAATATAGGGCTTCTTTACATCTGTGACGATTGTTATGAAGATATAGCTGATTTTATTTACGAGGATGAGCAATTTGATGAATATTAATCTCGAGCAGACTATTCTCCGTAATCTGCTAGTAAACGAGAATTTCACCCGTAAGGTCTTACCTTATATCAAACCGGAGTACTTTGAAGGAACTTATCGCAAGTTGTTTCAAGAAGTAGGAAAGTTTGTAGCCAAGTATAACAATCTTCCTACTCTTGAATCCTTTAAGATACAGGTCGAAGAATCGAATATGTCTGACGACCAGTACCAAGAAGCTATGGAGGTGCTTCCGAATCTTTTTAGCAAGGAAAAGGTTGATAATGATTGGCTTATTGACACAACTGAAAGGTGGTGTCAAGATCGTGCAGTTCACAATGCAATCATGGAATCCATTACGATCATCGACGGAAAGCATCAATCGCTAACAAAGAATGCTCTTCCAGATATACTTACAAAAGCTTTGGCAGTTTCTTTCGATGCGAACGTAGGTCACGACTATATTGAGAACTGGGTACAGCGCTATGAATTCTATCATACTGAAGAATCGCGTATTCCCTTTGATCTTGAGATGTTGAATAAGATTACAAAAGGAGGTCTACCAAATAAGACGTTAAATGTTATATTGGCAGGTACTGGTGTCGGTAAGTCTTTGGCTATGTGTCATATGGCAGCGGCGGCACTTTCCGATGGGTACAATGTTCTCTATATCACAATGGAGATGGCAGAAGAACGTATTGCTGAACGTATCGATGCTAACTTGATGGATGTTCCGATTGATCAGTTAGATAATATGCCGAAGGATATGTTCTCACAGAAAGTTTCCCGTATTGCCAAACAGACTACCGGTAAACTGATTGTAAAGGAGTATCCGACTGGACAGGCTAACAGTGCACACTTCCGAGCACTTTTGAATGAACTTAAGCTAAAGAAAACGTTTAAACCTGATATCATATTCATTGACTATTTGAATATTTGTGCATCATCACGGATGAAAGCGATGGGGGGATCGATCAATTCTTATACGTACATTAAAGCGATTGCAGAAGAGCTTCGAGGTTTGGCCGTGGAGTTTAACGTTCCGCTCGTATCTGCAACTCAAACGACGCGTTCAGGTTATGGTAACTCGGATGTTGGGCTTGAAGATACGTCCGAGTCTTTTGGACTACCCGCTACCGCAGACCTCATGTTTGCAATTGTATCGAGCGAAGAACTCGAGCAACAAGGACAGATCGCTGTAAAGCAATTAAAGAACCGATACAATGATCCGACTGCTCATAAACGATTCGTCCTCGGTATAGATAGGAGCAGAATGAAGCTATTCGATATTAGCTTCGATGAACAGAATTTAGTTGATGATACCCCAGCATTTGATAAAGGTGAAGTCAACGAACGTTTTAAAGACTTTAAATTAGACTAGGAGAAGATATAATGACTCGAGCTAAGAATGGACGTAAAGGTGAATTGAGTGCGGGTGTACACAGTACAGTGTCTACATCTACTAAACGAGCAATGAGATCTGCCTATATGGCTTCTCCTGATCGTATGTTGAACCAACGTAAGGCTTTCGATAAAGGTAAGCGTACAATGGTTACGATTCCGAATCCTAATAAGGAAGAGACCAATAAACCATTTATTCGAGTAAATGGAAAAGATTGGTTTAAACCGAAAGAGGTTCCTCGTAAGAAGGAGAAGAAATCGCAGTTTGCTTGGGAGAATGAAGATTAATGGAGTACAGTTATCTGAAACCAAAGGCTTATATGGTAGTTGAGCCTACACCTGCACCTGAGTTTAAAGGACAGTTTAATGACGCAATGGAACTCATCGGATACTGTGCCCGAGTATCTAACCCAGCTAACCAGTTCAACTCAGAAACAGCAGAAAAGCTCATTCGATACCTTATCAAGCACAAACACTGGTCACCGCTCGAAATGTGCTCAGTCACAATCGGCATCTCCACGACCCGAGACATTGCAAGGCAAATCTTACGACACCGAAGCTTCTCCTTCCAGGAGTTTTCACAGCGATACGCCGACCCAGATAGCCTTGATGATACCTCTGTTCTAAGAGAAGCACGTCTACAGGATCAAAAGAATCGTCAGAATAGCGTAGAGTGTAATGACGACGATCTAAAGAAAGCCTGGGCGATGAAACAGGTCCAGATCATTCATGAAGCTCAACTTGCATATAAGTGGGCAATTGACAAGGGTATTGCAAAGGAACAGGCACGTGCGGTTCTTCCTGAAGGTCTTACCATGAGTCATATCTACATGAATGGCACACTACGTTCCTGGGTACATTTTATTGAGCTTCGTTCCGGTAATGGCACTCAAAAAGAGCATATGGAAGTAGCACGTTGTGTTGCACATGCTATCTCCCGAATATTTCCAATGGCAGAGGAGTTTATTCAATATGGGTAAAAAACTATCTACACATTTGTCCTCGGACAAAGGACACTGTGAAATCCACGTAGACTATAGGGAAGAAATGTTCTACATCAGATATTTTGATGATCAAGGCCGGCTATTCTTCACTGAAGACTTCCCGAATAAATCTATGAGATATGTAGAAGATGCAGCAGAGAATTGGGCACTGGGGATAAAAAAATTAGAAGAAATTGAATAAAGGGGGTTTACATTCGTTTGTCCTTTTGATAAGGTATATAATCAACAATGAGGCAGACTATGAAACTGAAAAATGTAGCATCCGGTTTTCTTACCACCTGTGTACTAGCTGGTGTGGGCTTTGTGTCATACACCGAAGTACAGGCTCGCGAAAAAGAGCTTGAGTGTCTTGCTCTGAACATCTATCATGAGTCTCGTGGAGAACCAGTTATCGGTCAAATTGCAGTTGCTCAAGTCACTATGAACCGTGTCAATCATGAGTATTTCCCTGATACGGTATGTGGCGTAGTTTGGCAAGATCGCCAGTTCTCTTGGACTCACGATGGATACAGTGATACTCCTGGTGACAAAGATCTCTACGAGAGAGCTTTGAATATCGCCGGTACTGTTATCTCCGGTCAGGAAGATGATCCGACTGCCGGAGCACTCTTTTATCATGCCGATCGGGTGAATCCTTCTTGGAATCGTAAGATGGATTTCTACACTCAGATCAGTGTACATAAATTTTATCATTGGGACGGTGACTGGAACAATGATTGATTTACAATATCATATGAATAAGGTACAATATTACTATGGATAATATTAAGTTTGAAATTACTGATGATCAACCACCGGGTAGCATTCCTCGTTTACCTTTACCTAAGATTGTTCTCGTTGGGCATAGTCGTCATGGTAAAGACACTGTAGCTGAGATCCTTTCTACTTTCTACGGCATGTCTTTTAAATCTTCGAGTGAATTCCTTGCGGAACGATTATGCTTCAATGCATTGAAGGACAAGTACGGTTATAAAGATTCGAAAGAGTGTTTCGATGATCGACACAATCATCGTAAAGAATGGTATGATTTGATCGCTAACTATTGCGCTGATGATCCTACCCGTCTCGGTAAAGAGATCTTTAAGGAGTCTGATATATACTGCGGTCTTCGCAATAAGCGCGAATTTACATGGATGCGTAATACCGGTATCTTTGACCTTTCAATCTGGGTAGATCGTTCTCGCCACCTTCCTCCTGAGGATAAAGAAAGTAATGATATTGAACCCTGGATGGCAGACTTCATTATTGATAATAATGGTAGTCGCGACGACCTAGTCATCGGTACCCGTGCTCTTATGGATCGCTTAATTGGTCCAGAACATATGATGGAGATGCAAGGAAATCCGGATGCAGATCTTATTAAACTGGACTTCAACCTTTAATCAATGATTTTCGTTTTTTCCGGCCCTATAGCTAGTATCTCCTCCTCGTACTTTATGCTGGATCGGCCGGATCTTTATTCGGGAAAGAGACTCTTGGAAACCTCTTTCCCGAATATCTAATAATATTACAGGTATACTATTTGGTGTACCTTTTATGTCACATCAAAAAGAAACTAAAGTAAAGAGTTTACAAATATTGAATAATATGATATAAGTAGCTTGTTAACGTTGAAACGGCGTGGACACATTCTGGACCTGGGGGCGGTACCCAGCGACTCCACCAAAAGAGAAAAATGAAACTATGAACGACTTTGAACAGTTTCCACCAATCGAAGGCAATAACACAAGTATTGCATGGCCTATGATTATTATTGGAATGATAGTCGTTTCTGTATTAATTTTCCTTTTTTGATGGGGTCGAAATAGGATCGACAGGTGTGAAGATAAAGTGGAGTTAACCGGCTGATCGCGTATAGATCAATTCAACTAAATGCAAACGATAACTTTGCTCCTAAGGGTTACGCTCTAGCAGCCTAACTACTGTGGGTATGGGTTCCACCTAGAAACAGAACGGACCCAACTATTGTAAACATAAAAGGAAATCTAATAATGAAAACTCTTGCTCTCGCTACTGCTTTCGTCGCTGCTGCTGGTGCAGCTTCTGCTTTTGAACTAGGCACAACTGGTGTTGCTATCGGCGCAACCATGGATGCCAACTACACTACTGGTGCGAATGAATTCGCAATTGACTTTACTCCTGCTGCTACTTTCAGCAACTGGGGTATCGACTTTTCGGCTTCAACCACATTTGATGTGATGGGTCTAAACAACGGTGACATCTTCCAAGGTCTAGACCTTGACGCAGGTTACACCATTGGTAATACCGGACTACGTGCATACGGTACTGTTGGTACTGACGCCGACTTTAACTTCGGCGATTTTAAAATGGGTGTTACATTCTCATTCTAATGAGAACCCCCATTTTATATTATATAGTATTAGGTTGGTCGCTAGAAATAGACCCGTGGGAGTCAACGGTTAGCTCCCTTTTTTATTTTCTACTTGTAAGTGCTTGACCGCCATAGAATGCTGCCACGATAGCTGCAACCGAAACGAAGTATGTTGCTGCCATATCACCAAGGATTGTAGCTGCTTGTGGTAGACCGATAGCCATTGCAAGAACGACGGCAAACGGATAAAGTAGCATTCCCGCAAGTGCGAACCATGCCATTCCTCTTTGTGCATCCTGCTTCTTATCATCGTTCTCGATTTGAAGCATCCGCTCATGCTTAGCAAGTTCCTCGTCAGTAACAATACCGTCACCGTCCAGATCGGCATCATTAAGTATGCTGTTATCTTGTAGTTTTTTTGCCATATTCTTATTCTCTTTATTATTCATATGAACTACTAATATTTATTATTTCGGGCGGTTTTGACCGCCTTTTTTTATAAATAAAAACAAGATAATTGATTTAGAGGAATCATGACCCGCCCGTGCGGGATCTTTCTTTATATATACTAATACGACTATAATATAAACCTGGTTTGTATTGACTACCGTTCAGTAATGAACGCCTCATTATTTTTCATCATCTATAGTAAAACCATGAGGTGTATCATGCTAAACAAAATTTACTTTTGGTTATTTCTTTTGCTGTGGGCAAATACGGCCGCCGCTCAAGATGCTAACCCACCAATTATCACAGAGAATTATAACCAAAGCGTTGTCGATTCTACTAGTGATTCTACCACCACTGTTATTTCCCCACCCCCATCTGCTATATCTCCTTCGATTAACTCGTCGAACTCTGACCTTTGTACGGTTGGAGTTGCAGGTGCTGTACAGACTCAGATACTTGGTATTTCAGCTGGCACAACATTCACAGAGGACAATTGTATCAGATTGAAGAACGCAAAAACTTTATATGATATGGGTATGAAGGTAGCTGCGGTCTCTGTCATGTGTGAAGATCCAAATGTATTTCAGGCAATGATGAATGCTGGAACACCATGTCCATTTGATGGACTGATTGGTCAGCAAGCTAGAGATGCATGGAATAGTCCAGAGAACGAATCGCTACGACCTGATAGCGATTCAAACAGAAAGGGTTTAGGGATAAGCAATGATAATAAGTCGACTCTTATTGGCGGCGGCATCGTTGGTGGTCTTCTCCTCTTATTGTTACTCTGACACAATATACGGTTCCACTAACAACGCTGCAATAACTGGTCCAACATGGGCCATGACTGATGTGCTGCCTGATTATTCAGCGCCACACATCACAGTCGTCGTTAATGGATTAATTTATCAGTACACAGCCAACAAAGATCCAGAAGCTGATATGTTGGTGCATGTGTACAACGAAGACGCTATCAACGGCGGGTATATCTTTTCTGAGACAGACAATTGGTCTGGGGTACCAGGTAACACGATCAGAAAAGTATTTACGTTTCCCAACATTAATGCAGAAGTGTGGGGACCAGGAGGAATGACTGTAGAGGGAGATGGTTCTATTAGCGATCCTTCTATGGTATACACTTACAGAATGGATATAGGCGAAGCACCAATTCAGTGCCGAATACCACTAGCAGATCCAAGCTGCCCAGGCTTCTTGGAAGCGCTACTACAGTATTTAAAGGACAATGAATTGTTGGAATTAAGTCCGGATGATCCATATTATGATGAATGGGTCCAAGCTGAGCTTGAAAAGGAGGCGGAGCTTGAAGAAGAAGACTCAAAAGCGGAGGAGAAGGACGAGGAACAGCTGGAGGCCCAGTTAAGCGTCAGAGGAGGCGACATGGAGGGTTTGGTTGATGCAAGTCAACAGAACGCGATCATGGCTGAGCTTGCAGCTGTTCCAACCTTTGATTCATACTATGAAACAACAATACCAGGAGGGATGTACGAAGACTCTCTTGTACTTGTTGATAGTGAATTACCAGACAATAGACGAGCTATGAGAAGTCTAGCATCAGATGCTGCGCATAGACAAATGGTTCGTTCACAGTACGAATAGACAAGAACGAGGAGGAATGCATGTTTAGGTCTATAACAACTATTGCTGCACTTACTGTGGCGTCTACTGCATATGCTGCAGAGACACCTATCGTAGGTAACGTGGCAGCAAAGTGTTCAATTTATACTGATGTTGCAGGTGTCTACGGAAACCCAACACCAGATGCATTGAGCACCACACCAGCGAACGGTGGTGTTGAACCAATCGTTCGATATGATGTAGCAATTGCTGATTACTACATTGCAAAAATCTCATGGCCAAATCAATTCTCGTCAAGCCCTTCACTGCCAGATGCAGTCGCATGGGATGGTGAAATAAGTGTATCAAACACATCAGATGCGGCGATGGCAGGATATGAAGCAGCAAAGGTGGAGTACGATAATGTTACAGAATATGATCTTACTTCTGCTGGTTCTACTTGGTTTAGTGTTTCTTCATCAGTATCTTATGGAGTGGGTAAATCTCTCCCCGGTGGTGAATATAAAGCCATGGTAACTGCTGAGTGCATTGCAAAGTAATGGAGTAATTTCATGATGGTAAGAACACTAGCTGCAGCGTTTGCTGTGTTTGCGACAACCGCTGCAGCACATGAATGGACACCAACATATCCTAAACTCAAGAAGTCAATATATGACGCCGTTTGCGTGACAACCATGACATTATTTAATAGAAGAAATGATGCATCGTTTTACGAGATTGACGTTTATAATGCTGATTGGGAACCAATTCCTTTTGCTACACCAGAAAAAGTATTTAGAGTTGACTACTTAGAAAGAAAAACAGTCGAAGTGTATGTTCGCGAGAACGATGCACCTTCTGCTGCTTATATCTGTAGCACCTCTAAACTATTAAGTGAAGATGTGCAATCAACAGGAATATCTTCAAGGATATGTTCTAAGATTAAACATTGAGGGGAAGTATAATGAAAAATGGATGGATCCCACATGTAACTATGTTATATGGATTGGTATTAATTCTTTTTATATTATTAATGTTATCGCCTAGTAAAGCTGGCGCTGACTCTTCATCATTAAACTTGGCGATCCCAAGCGCACCGGGTAGTTATCAATCGGATAAGTTTAGAGCTGGTGAGCTGGATTGTCAGAATGCTATAGGATCTGCAACCACACTAGAGTTTGGCGTGATGGGTATGTTAGACAATGGATACTATGATTCATTGAACAATTATTTCAATAGCACCAGAACTGGCGATGTTGGGGTATACGCAAGAATTGTTATTCCATTAGGTGCAAAACCTAAGCAAAGAATTGATTGTAATAGATTGTATGAAATTGAACTAAGAACAAAAGAATTAGAACTAATGAAGCTGGAAAGAGAACTACAACAGCTTCGTGAATTGGCATTTGAGGAGTAATGCTATGGACGATAAACAAATAGAAATTTTACTGCACGATCTAGGTAGAAAATATCAAGATGATAGTTTTAGGAAAGCGGGCGACCGTGTTTCAGAGTTATTGAAGTTAGAAAAAAACCTTATAAATACCGATAGAGATTTATACTATAAACTATTGAAAAATTAACAGATAACGTAGGAGCAGTTGTAGGAATAGATTGGAGATTCTAAAATGGCAGAATTTGAATTCGGAGGGGTGACCTTCAAAGGTGGCAAGATGTTTGCCATTCTAACTGCTTTATCTACGCTTGGTGGTGCAGCATGGGGAGCATTCGAGTTCTATGCTGACTACATGGATATGAAAGAAATTATCCAAAACATAGATACTGGTGCGATCGCAGCAAGAGCAGATGTGATAGAAACCCAACTACAAGAGGCTATAGACTATACACGAGATATCAAAGACGGACTCCGTGATGATATCATTAAGCTAGAAGGTTCAATCGATCGAATTGAAGATAAAGTCGATGAATCAGAAACAAGAATAAAGAACGCGCAGGACTCCATTGAATCTACACTTGAAACCGTCAGAAATGAAATGAATCAAGTTGAAAAGGATGTGACTGCAAGCATTCGTGAAGTAGAAGACACTACCCGTGAATCAGAAAAAGATGTACGGGATACAATGAGACAAACAGAGACGCGGATAGATGTCGAAATGGATCTTCTCGAGAAAAGACTAAACGAGAAATTACAAGAAGCATTAGATAACCCATTGTCAAATTAAAAGGTTACATTTATCCGGTTTTTGTGGTACTATACGTATAGTATTACAGAAAAGAGGATAAAATGTTTACCCGATCACAAATTGAAGAACTAGTAGAGCTTTTAATCGAATTGGACCCAGAAACCAAAGTGTATCTGGGGTGTGACTCAGTGCGCTATATGGACAATTCTGGAAAGCAGATGGCTCGATTTGCTACTGTTGCAATCGTACACATGAATGGTAAAAACGGCTGTCGTATCTTCTCGAACGTCAGTCGTGAGTCTGACTATGATATGAAGCCAAGTCGACCGAAGATGCGTATGATGAAGGAAGTTCAGAAAGTTTGTGAACTGTACAACCAAATCGGTCCATTCATCGATGAGTTCAATGTTGAGATCCACCTTGACATTAACCTTGATCCAAAGCACGGTTCAAGTTGTGCCGCCACCGAAGCTGCTGGTTATGTTCTAGGTATGACGGGTATTGAACCAAAACTGAAGCCGGAGAGTTGGGCAGCAAGCTTTGGTGCAGATGGTGTTGCACACGGTAAGGCAATCATCACAGAGGAAATGTAATTTTTTTGAAAAAAATGCACATAGGGGGGTTTACTTTGTTGAAAAAATGATTATATTACTACTATCAACAACGGAGATACTGATATGATCATCATCCACCAGATCAACCTCACCAACGAACAAATCGATACCATCAACCGTACTGGTAGCCACGATTCGGTTCCAGCACAACGTGTTCGTCTCAAGACCCAATTCGGTGGTTCTGAAGGCTTTGATCACTCCGACTTCAAATTCTACAAAGAAGCAATCAAGGTCGATACTGACGATCTTGAAGAAGCTTTTACGCTTACCAATCTTTATAATGATCATTCCCGCGTATTCGCTCTTGGCGATCATCACTCCACTTCGGTTGGGGATATCCTTCAAAAGGGGGATCGTTACTTCATGGTCGAGGCTTTCGGTTTCAAAGAAATTTACTTCTTTCAAGATGAATTGGAGGCATAAATGCACATAGGGGGGTTTACATTTCAAACGAAATACCTTATATTACTACTATCAACAATGGAGATACTATCATGATGAAGTTTGATGAAGCCCTCGCTGAAATCGGTGTTTGGAATGCTACTAATGCTCTTAAGCCTGTAAGCATCCAACGAACTTTTCGTGGTACATATAACCTTAGCATGCCCCATGGCGATCTTGAAAGGGTTCGACCTATCTGTGTGACAGGTCTTTCTACCTTTGACCGAGCCAAGCGTTATGCTGAGACGTACGTTGGCTTTTCGTTCGATCTTGATGAATACATAGCGGCTTAAATGGCTAATAATATTTACGTTGAAGGTGGGACTTATAGACAAAAGAAGTATGTCTTGAGTCTCACCAATTTTTGTTTGCAAAAGCTTCTACCACGACATAAGACTCTTACTGTTCAAATCCAATTGAAAAGACTCTCGGATGGGTCTGTTGGTAATTGTATGGTCACAGATGGATTTCCTAAGAACCCGAGAGAGTTTGAGATTGAGATTGACTCTCGTATGAAACAGAGAGATCTGCTTACAACTCTTGCGCATGAGATGGTTCACGTAAAGCAATATATTCGTGGTGAGATACCATACGTTTTCCCGAAGGATGGCAACTATTATGAATGGTCATGGGAAATTGAAGCCTTTGGTCGTGAGTGGAGTTTGTTTCGTCAATGGACTGTTCAAGAAAGGTTAGATCAAAAGAGATGGGCAAGGTTGGTTTAATCGTGGGTATAAACCCCACAAAGGCACAGTACCGCAAGGGATGTGCTTGGTATCGTTTACAAGACTGGATCGACGAGCTCAATGTCGGTATAGTAGCGTTTACGAATCTTTCCCATGATCCATACTGGGATAAGCGTACGCTCGACCGCGAGTACGTGCTCTCGTGCGTACGCGGGCACGAGAAGGTAATAGCATTAGGTGGATTAGTATCTCAGACCTTAACAAAACTTGGTGTAGACCACTTCACCCTTCCCCACCCTTCTCCTCTGAATCGGCAGATCAATGATCCAGAATTTATCTCAAAAAAGTTGGAAAAATGTCGTAATTATTTGAATTAGGGGGTTCACAAACGATTCGAAAAGCCTTATATTAGTAGTATCAACAAGGAGATACCTAATGTTCGATATCATCAGTGACCTTCACAAAGATGCCCGCGGTTTCCGTCCTACTGAAGACTGGATGATCATGTTCGAGAACCAGTCTGAAGAAATGCAGCAAGAGATCTTTGACGGTCTTGTCGAAGAGCTGGAAGAAGCTAACGAAGAAGAAGCTCGTCTAGAAGCTCTGGCTCTTGAGCAGTTTAACCAACTGCTTGCCAAGTGCATGAGCTACGGTGCTCAGAGCCGCGAAGATGCTCTTCGTTGGATGATTCAAGATACCAAGTTCTACAATGAACAATGCGTTGAGCATTGGGTCTGGAACCAAGGCATCTTGTTTACCGACGAAGGTCGTGCTCTAGTCAAAGAGCTGATGGAAATCGTTAAGTTTGAGGAGTATGCATAATGGACAACGATGAACCTATTAACCTTCATAAAGGTATTGTCTTAATCTCTTCTGGTAAACTTCCTGAACACGGTTCCCCTCAGGATCGTGGTGCAGCAGATGCTTACTATGGTCGAAAGTTTAGTCCACACTGGTATCCGAATGGCACTGGTAGGAACCCGAGAATCGAAATGGCTGAAATGACTCAAGATCAGATTGATCAATATTCTTACGGATTTAACAATGAAGAAGATCGAAAGGACTGGTGATAATAATGGAAATTCATGGTGTAGAAAATATGACCTTAGCTGAAGCTCAAGCTTTTGCCTTAGAATACATTAAGACTCTTCGAGTTAAAGCTTCTAAACAGTGGCGACTAAAACAAGATATTATTGAAGCCCCTACTTCTACAGAAGTATCACGTATTTTATGGCAACTTGAGCTAGCTGGCCAAGGTCTAGGTACTGTTGGATCTGCATGG